TTGTAACGTCTGTCTTCAGTTTCTGAAGCTCTGTAACGAACGTGTAAGAAAGGACGCTTAGCATTCTTTCCTAATACTTGGTCGTATACAGTTGTAGAACCTGCAGGTACTAGTACCCCATTGATAGCTCCACCAACGATATCACCACGCATTGTTGGGTCGTTAAGATATTTCCAGTCTGTTTTGTAGAAATCATATCCTCTACGGAATCCTGAGAATCCTAAATTTAGAGCCATTTCCTCGTCATTGTCAAAAAGACCATATGAAGTACCACCTGGGTTTCCATAAGAGTTTTGTTCTGATAACATATCGTCAATGTCAAATCCAAACTCACGATTTAAGAAAATTACGTTTTCTTCAATAGAACCTTGCTTGTCTAGTCTCTGAATGATACCGTCAAAGTCTGCAAGAGCTGTTGGGTTACCACCGCTCCATACATTTCCACGGTCTTCGATAACATAGAAAAGTCCTTCTGAACCTTTGTTACCTACACCAGCTGCATAACCTTGTACACCTGATTGGATAGCCGCTACACCAGACCCTGCTTCTGCAGGTACTGCCTCAACCATAGCTGTCTCTAGATAATCTTCAAAACGAAGTCTAGTTTCATGCTCTGATTTTAAATACCATAAGTATCCTGTAGCTCCGTTTTCAGTTGTAACTTCAATCCATCCAATCTGAGCCATGTCAGATCCGCTAACTGCATAGTGGTCTTTAATGATAATTGGTGAATTTTCAAAAATGAAGTCATCAGCTTCTAATTGTCCTTGCATTCCGCTAGTTCCTTTTTGGAACTCTGAACCATAAATAAACAAAGAACATTTTACACCTAAGCCCATTGCTTGACCTGCTGCTTCATAAAAAGCTACGTCAATTGTACCGTTAGCTGTATCAACATCAGTAACGATTGCTTTGTTACTAAGAGTTGAATTTGCTGTACTATCAGAAATCATAACTGTTTGTCCTATACGAATTGCAATAGCTCCTGCTCCAGGAACTAAAACATCGTTAATATCAAAAGTAGCAACTAATTGACCTGCTGCCGCTTGAGAAGTAACGTCTGAGTACTTCGTGTGTAATCTTCCTTGCTCTGCCCATTTGATAAGGTCAGAGTTAGAAGGCATTTCAGCGCCTACCATTCTTAAGAATGATGCTACTGTACGATTACCATAACGCTCGAATTCTTTCTCGTAAGTATCAGGAAGATACTGATTTAAGAAATCAAAGTTGGTAATGTAGTTTGTCTGTAATAAAACCTGTTCTGAACTTGGTTGTAAGTCAAACCCAGGTACTGCATCTACTGCCATAATTTTTAATTTTTAAGTTTTTACTTTTTTTTACTTTTAATCCTTAATCCTCGTCCGCTAGAGTCCGAAACTTGTCTTGCTTTGAAACCTGTATCTCCAATTGATTGAGGTGTTTGCCTAATGTTCATGTTGACGTTTTTACTTTTTTTAGTAACATCTCCAATTGCATCTGCTTTACCCTGCTCGTAGAAATAATTTGCAAATCTTTGAGGGTTCATAGCTGCACTTAATGCAGTATGCCATCCCTTAGCATCACTTATCAAACCATCTTCGCCTACATATTTTTTGACGAAATTGTTTAAGTCGCTTTGCTTAGATTTCATTTCATTAACATCACCATAAGAATACTTTACTTTTTTGTCTCCTACTTCGAACTCAAAACCTTTGAACTCAGGATTAAAAACTTCATTTGTCTTCTTTAAGAAAAACTCATTTTTCCTTTGGTTAGCCTCTAATGCAGATTTAGATTCTTCTATATAACTTCTATAAGCTTCGATTTCTTTATTTTGTTTTTCAGAAATAGCGCTCCCACTTGACTCAAGAGGAACTCTGTATTTTTCCTTAAACTCATTAAGATATTTCTTAGCTTTTGAAAGCTCTCGTTTTTTAGCTATATTTTTCTTTTTAATATCTTTCTCATCATCAAGTTCTTGATCGTAAGAAAATTTTTCATCCATTAAATAATGAATATCTTCACTATCTAAATCAGTTTCTGTTAAAGAGTAATATTCTGCTAATACTTGGTCGTCATTTAATTCATCGTAATTTTTATTTGCTTTTACGAAATCTTCAAATCCACGTCCAGTTTCTTTTTTAAAATCTAAATACTTAGACACATCTTCAGGTAATTCACCTGCCTGCTCTTTTTCAGCAAACAAATCATCAACAGATGATATGTCTTTATCATATCTGTTTTTAATATATGAAAGAACGTCTTCGTCTTTTATAGTTGGACTTTCAACTTCCGAGCTATTCTCGGTATTTTGTTCTACAGGTTGATTTTCAACAACTTCTGCAGCGGTATTTTCATCAGCAGTATTTACTGCTGTTTCTTTTTCGTGTTTTTGTAGTAGAGTTTCTTCTACTTCCTGAACAGATTTTTCTGGAACAGGATCTAATGATTTTACTTTAATTTCCATTTGATTTAATTTTTTACAAAGTTAATATATAATTATAATTGATTTTCAAGCTTATCTTGGCTCAAACTCTGCTAGGTCAAAGCCATCTAAACTGTCTTCATTTGATTCAAAACTCACCGATGGAAGGTTGTTTTTTCTTTGCTCTATAAGCTTTGATTGTTCAGTATTTGCTTGAGATATTCTATCAGATTTAGCATTCTCTCTTTCAGTCTCTCTTTTTTGTAATCCATCTTGCTCCATCTTCTTCATGTTAAGGTCTACACCTTTGAGTTTCATTTGAAGGTTAAATTCTAACTGCATAAGTTCTGCTTTTATCGAAGCTTCACCTTTCATTTTTTGAACAGAGAATTCAGCTTTAGCTTGTTCTAACTGTACAGCTGCCTGATTTTCCATTTGGAATTGCTGCATCTTAGCTTGTGCTGCCATTTGTTGTGACTGCTGATTTATCTGAGCTTGCTGCTGAGCTGCTTGTGCTTTTTGCTGCTGCTCCATATCCTGTTTAGCTTTACGCTTTAACTTTAATACTTGATTGGCTAATTTTAAATTTCTTATTTCTCTAATATCTATAGCATCTTCTAAATTTATAGAATCTCTTTGAAGTGCCATTTGTATATTTTGCTCAAGCATTTTTCTCTCCTCTTCATCTGGCTCTATTTCAATGAATATGCCAAAATCACTAAGATATAGTTTGCTTATTTCATCTAGTATTCCAACGTTAAATTTTCCAATTTGATTAACAAATTCTTCTCTAAATTCTGAATACTCTAAAACATCAGCAATTCTACTAGATAAAGCAGTACAAAGTCTTTGACTCATTTGAAGTCCTGCATCTAAAATATGTCTTGTCGCTGTATTACTACTTAAGGCAGCTAGTTTTTGAAGTCCCACTAAAGAATAAGAATCAGGGGTTGAACCATCTCTAGCTTCATTAAGACCTGTTACATCTCTCATCATTTGAAGATAATGATTGTACGATCCTACCAAACTTTGAATTTTTCCTTGACCTGAATTGCTATTTAACTGCTGTATTGGAACTTTTGCTTGATTGAAGTCTCCATCTTGAGTATAACTCCTACCAATAACACTACCTGTTTGAAAAAACATCCTTAATGCGTCTTCAGGGTTATATGCTTGTCCAGTACCTAAATCAACTTCATTTAATCCATCTGCGTCTATAAATACTCCATCAGGAACTACTCTAGATATTACTTGTTGTAGTTTTAAGTGAGTTATTTGTATCAAATCAGCAAAGGTAATCATTCGTCTCACTAAAGACTCGTAAACCCCTTTGTACATTCGAGGCGCACACGCCACATATTCAGGATAAACTTCTTGAGAAGCGGATTGAGGTCTAGCCATGTTTTCGGCCATTTGCCATTTTAAAAGAATGTTAGTACCCATTACCATAACTCCTTCATACCAAACGTCAATTGTTTTAGACACTTTTTCAAACTTACCCTCTTCCTGCATTTCAGGAGTAGGATTAAATGTGTCGTCTTTTTCTATTACTTTTTCAGCTCCTGCTGCATTTACTTTTTTCTTATATGTAAATGTGTGGGTTGTTTTGTAATTGAAAAACAATAAGGTAGCACTATCTCTACTAAATAAACTATTATTGTAATATTGAGCTGTATTGTTGTAATCGTACCAACTTTGACTATATTTAGATATCTCCTCCATGTCTTGCCTAGTTAGACTTGTGTCTATTTTTTTAAGCTCGACAATAGGCATAGTTTTTATTTCGCCCCAATAAAAGCAATCTTCAAAGTGAGGGTCTTCTGTGTAACTATGAACAACATTTGCAGGGTCTACATATTCCACAGATACACCTGAACCTGGCTTAAATGTATTCTTACACATTGCAACACCTAATACTGTTTGATCATAGTATAGTTGTTTTTGTATTTCGTAATATCTGTTTTCTGCTAAAACTGTATTAATCGCTTCTTCTTCAGCAATTTCTATAGATGGTTTATACTTTAATTGCATATGCAATGCCAACTCCTCTGAAGTGTTTGGCACATCTTCTTCTGAAGTTGCAAATGTATTTATACCTAGTGACTGTTGAACCTGTTTCATCACAGGTTTTGCTAGCATATCTTTTTCTAGCTGAACTTGATATTCGCTTCTTTTTTCTAAAGACATTCCGTCTTGAGCAAAAGCATTTATCTTAAATACTCTATCAGCCATTCCATTAACAACAATATCTACAAATTTTGGAATGATAGGCACAGGAGTCCAGTCTAAGTTTAAATAACTTAAATCTCCATCAATAGCCATTTCGTTTTTATATTTTTGAATTGACTGCTCTCCACGAGCGTACAATCTTAATCTATGGAAATCTGCCCATTGATTATAGAACCTACTTTGGCCTCCATCTTTTCTGAACCATTCATACTGAATAGCCTGCCCTATTTGTAACCCAAACTCAAAAGATTCCTTTTGTTTGTCTGAAACAAATTGACTAGGAAATCCTGTTGGGTTTATCGTGATTTTTACATCCTCCATTTATTGTATAATTTGGCTATAACTTCCCTTATTGTCGTATCTTGCAAAGTTAAGTTTTATTTTTGATTTCTTTTTAATGGGTTGGTAAAGTCCCTTTTGTGTCGCCATAATAGCTAAACCTGAGCTAATAGATGCATCAAACTTGGTTCTATTGTTAATATTAAACCTAGCCCAATCTTCAAGAGTTCTGCTAAAATACATAGAACCCATTGAGTCAGAATCTCTAAATACACTATCTAAATCTAATCCAACGTGCTTTTCTATATAAGATTCTATTGCTGCTGCATGAGCTTGTTTTATGTCTTCAGAACTATTGGGAATACCTCCTAACTCTCTTTCGGTTTTAGATAATTTAGTATATATTTTATCTGGTCTGTTCATAGAAAATCCTCTGTACCCTCTGTTTTTAAAATGATACAAAAGACGAGGTTTATTATTTTCTATTAATATTGGCATTCCATAAAACACACAAGCCATTAAAACATCTTCAAAAAATATTTCAGCTGTTTGAGGTCTTGCTATGTACTCTAAAAAAAACTCATTAGTAGGCCCTTCATCCATATGAAATTTAGTCATTCCGTGCAACGCTCCATTTGAACCTCCTCCACCAACTGTTCCTGATATATCGTAACTATCACAACCAAATGCCCCCATGTGTTCGTTCTTTGGATATTTTATCCCTCCCTTTATATAATATTTGTTTTGCAAATGTTTGTTTGGAGTCCAAGAAACATAAAACCTGCCCCTATCGTTTGGAGAAAAAATAACTTCTGTATCTTTTATTCCATTTTTCCAAGAAAAAGACCCCCTAGTAATAAATCTATCTTTTATTAAGGAATCGTTATAATCTATTTGCTGATAAATTTTTTGTAGATTAAACAAAGATTGCTTGCTCTCATCTCTAAAAGCATGAGACTCAGTTCTTGGAAATTGTCTATAATATTCGTTCAATCCGTCAGGATCTGATTTCAACCCTTCTACTTCGTTATTCCAATGGTCTATAACTCCTGTATCAATAACTTCTGCGTAAGGGCCAATGCAATCTTCCTGTGGGGTTTCGAATACAGGCATTCCATAAGAATCAATGAATCCCTCGTAATTCCATTCCATAGGAATGAACAAAGAATATAATCCTGACTTAGTTTGTCCATTCTTATTTCGCTTTCTAACATCTGAATCGTTGTAAAGTTTTTTAAAATTTCCACCTCCTTTTTCTAAAGAATTAGATGTTGAACCCATCATGCATTTTCCTATAACTCTAGCACCCAATCTTAAACAGGTTTTTGTAACTCTCCAGTTGTTTAATATGTTATCAGGCTTTTCCCACTTGCCACTTTCATCGTGAGCTAGTAGTTTTAATTTTTCCCCATCGTATGAGTTGTCCCCTGTGTTCTTCCAGTCGATTGTGGTATCGAGACCTTCAAGCTCCTTGACTGCTTCGTTCGCATCCAATTTTTTTCTTGTAAGTTTGGAGGCAGGTACTCTATAGGCAAGTTCTGTCTTGGGCCTGTCCATACCGTCCTGGATGGGTTTGAAAAAGAAGGGGTAGTTGAGTGATATCGGTACGACTTTGTCGGTAAACATCTTTTTAGCATCCGACCCAGTCTTTGACAATATACCATAACGTGAATCTCGTGAGGTTGTTGCCAAATGCACGAGTTCCGATGAGGACATGAAGCTAAACCCAGAGCGCCTGTTTTTAAGATAGCACATTCCGTACGATCTTGAGTCTGATTTACAAGCCTCCCAGAATATAAAGAATAATCGGTTTGATTCCCTAAAGTTTGGCTGCCCAACGTCAATTTTGGTCCAGCGCAAGTACATGTAATGAGAGCCAGTAATATAAGAAGGCTTGTCTTTATTAAAAAACCAAAAACCTTGTTCTCTTCTTTCAAACTCTTTGTCAATATAGTCATACCATTTTTCTTTAAAATTATCAGGATATTTATCCCAATCAAATACACTTTTTATTTTGCTTAACTCTTTTGGGTATTCTATTTCCTCCCAATAATTTTTTTTAAAACGATATACATCTTTTTCTTTAGGTAAAGCAATTTTTAAATTTTGTATTTCATATATCTCACCAATTGTGCCATCTTTAGATATAATAACTATGTCATATTCTGCATTATATCCGTAGTTCCATAACCTTTTTTTGTTATTAGAACTTATCACCTTTTCAGGCACAACGTCTTCTAGTATTTTATATAAACTCTGCTCGTACATTATTTTGACCTACCTTCAGCAAACCCCTTAAAGGAAGAGGCTTTACTTTCATTTTTATTACTTGCAATCATATTGTTTTCTTCTTCAATCTTAGATAAGATTTCAAAAGCATCGAATATAGCTAGCTTTTTTGAAGCTGCCGCATTTTTTAGTCTATCTGCTGCAATGTCAGGGGCTAGTCCATCTAGGTCTTTTTTTAATATACCCTCATTTGCAACTTTAATTAATTCTTTAACAGCTTTTTTTCCTGCTTTTATAATTTCTAACTTTAATTCAGTATTATTCATAGCATTAAAGTTATATTACTAGTAAACATTCTATATAATTTTTCTCCATCAACAGTAAATTCATATTCACTATCTGGTTGAAAAGAAACTTTTGTTCCTTCAATAATACCGTTTTGTATTAGATTTTTATTCGAGTACTTAACCACACCTACTAATGGTTCTTCATCTTGATGTGTTTTTAAATATTTTTCCTTTTTAGGTATAGGCTTTATCATGCAATATTTAGAATGACATGACCATTTAGTACCGTTGTGATACATAAAAAACTGATCATAATCAATAAAAAATAAATTGTCTTTAAAAAAACTTTTACCACTTCTTTCTTTTCCTTTCATATCATTATAATATTTAAAAACATTATGATGAACTAAAAGCGTGTCTCCTGGAGAAACTTCTCCTGAATAGTTTATAGGTACAGAAATAACTTCTGCATATCGATTTGATGAGGTATGATCTTCTTTAGATGTACTTGTTATAAAATCAACGTTTCCAATCTTTTTAGTGTTGTCATACCTTTTGTCATTGCATGGTTTTACAATGAAGTAAAAAGGTGATTTCATTCAAAATTAATATTATATTCAATTGATACTGGCATATTTGAATTAAACTCTTTCCAAAGAAATATTTCTCCTTTGTCATTTTCAATCCATATTTTTATAGAGTCGTTCTCTAACACATGCTTTATTAAGTGAATATAATAATTTCCATTTAAAATCGCTTGATTAACTATGTAGTGCATAGCACTAGACTTATAGTCTGCTCCTATTGATATTTTTCTTATATCCATTATATTTAATTTTTATTCCACAACAACAGACACTACCTCTGGTGTTATTATTTTATCTAATTCATTTTTTGCGCTTTCTTCTATTTCTTTTACAAGCTCTTCTCCTAAAAAGTCTTTAGTCCAAACCGTCAAAACTTGATTATTTAGTTCAGTCAATTCTATAAAATCATCTATATCCTCTAAACTTAACAAAATATCTCCTGTAACGGTAGCATTATAAAAAGTACCCTTAAAGTCTTTTAGAGTTGACAAAGCTGTTAGTCTCCAATTTATTCTGTAGATTACATTTTCTTTTTCTGAAAATTTTTTATAAACATCTACATTTCTACAATCCCAATTATATTCTATCATAATATTTTATTTTTAAGGTGGTGTACAAAATCCTCTATCTTTTACAAAAAAACTAGATATTGAACTATCATAATCTACTAGAATCCACTCTCCATAACAAATAGGAGTATAATAATACCCTTTTCCTATTCTACAACGAGTCCCTGTGTTGTTGCTGCAAATTAAATCACCAATATTAATACAAGTACTATTTACCCCAAACCAATATATCGTTGTATTAGGTGTTTGATTACAAAACTTGAAGCTTGGGGTGCTTACAACTCCATAAGCATTAGCTAGCCTCCACACTCGTTGATTTCCATAATTTCTAAAATTTAATAAATTATCTTTATTTCCTGCATATGCAGGATCAAACTGAGCTGAGTCCGCAAATTTAAAAAGATCGTATAGATTGTTGTAGTTGCCTACAGCAGTCTTTACATCATCCATATTAAATGTAGTTGTATCAGGTACACTTGGCATTATTTTTCAAGTTTAGCTAATCGAGCCTCTAGTTCTGCAACTTTAGCTATTAATAAATCTACATAAGCAACAGATTTATATCCATCACTATCTGTTCTTACAAATTCAGGATGCTGCTTTTCTAATTCTTGAGCGACAACACCTGTTCTATATTGATTAGGAAATGTTTTTAGTTTAAACGACTTCCAATTTGCATTTATAGCCAATGGCTCTAAATCTTTAATATCTTTTTTCTTTCTTTCGTCTGAAGATAATATAAAGTTAGTTGCAGTTACAGTTGAAGTATACCTACCATTTCCTGTTACATCTAAGTTATACCCTGGGTTTGTATTGTTTATACCTATTCTGTTTGCATATGTAACACATAAAGCCGTTGACCTACTTGTATCTGAAGTTCCTGTTCCAACAGCAAATGCGTGTCCTATTGCTAAAGCGTATTCATTATACTTACCTACAGCAGTCTGACCCTGTCCGTTAGCTCCAAAACCAGCGGTAACAGAAGTTGTTGTTCCTAGTCCTAAAGATATATTAGCAATACCGTTACTTGCTGTAGCTCCTTGACCAAAAGCTAAAGCAGCTCGACCAAATGAGTTTGAGTTTTCTCCTCCTGAAAAAGAATTATCATTCCAAGCGGTAGATTGAAATCCCATCGCCATTGCTTGATTGGCAGTAGTTATTCCTCCACCTGTAGCGGTTGCTCTTCCAAAAGCTTGAGAGTAATTAGAATTTGTTATACATGTTTGTCCAAATGCTAAGGACGCTTCTCCTTTTGCTTCAGTAAAAATTGTTGGTGTTGCAGCATCCGTGTTTCCTCCTGCCAAAGAAGCTACCCCTGTTGCCTTACATTGATAGCCCATTGAAGTCGATAGATTTCCATCGGCTAAAGTACTCTGACCTGTAGCTAATGCTGCAAATCCATTATTGTAGTTTTGAAAACCTATATTACAGTTAAAAGACGCACCTGGGTAATTTGTATGTAAATCTCCCAGGCTAGACGCACCAATAACTATTAAGTCGTTTAAATTCCTTATTGCCATTTAATTATTTTTATTTATTACCCTACATAGGTAAGCAACACTTGGTAAGCGTTGTTTGCAACTGTTCCTTTGAACTTAACTACAAGATTTGCACTACTTCTAGTTACTTCAGCATAAACAGTTTCTCCTGCAGCGCTTATAATTTCACATTTTACGTCTAAAGCAACTGCTCCACTAAATGAATTAGTTACATTGTATGTAAAAGTAGTTATACCTCCTGATGTGCTACCGCCTGTCAAGGATACTCTATCTCCTAAGGCTCCTGTATCTACAGGGGTTGCCCATGTACCATCACCTCTTAAGAACGTGCTTGAAGAACCTCCTGAAGGCACATGACCTACATCACTACCTCCATCATAAGCCATTGATTGAACTTTAACGGCTCCTGTAGTTGGATTAACTACAATTGGCGTTCCTGTTGAAGTACCAGGAGAAACTTCATCTACACTAGTTACTGTTTGAGTATTTGTATCTGACCAAGGCACGTTAACTACTAAGTTATCTCCTGAATCAACTTGAACCTTATATGTTCTATTTGGATTTGATGATGAACTATTAGCTGCTACTGATTGAGTTCCATCTACGTTAGCATTTATAGTGTTACCTGATAAACTTAAACCTGTCCCTGCTGCTCTCTGTGTGTTATTGTCCGTTGGAGTAACCCAAGAACCGTCACCTCGTAAAAAAGTAGTACTTCCACCTCCTGAAGGCACAATACCTAGTGTAGAGCCTCCTCCATATATGTCAGAAGAAACCCATCCATTTGATGTTACATTAAAATGCGCAGAGTTAAATCCTGCAATACCTTTAGTAGTATTACCATCTGTACTTCCTGCTGTAGCAACTCCAATGTTATCTTGAACAACTGTCCAATCAGATAGTGCTGTTGGAGCATCTGATTCTGCAATAAGTAAATCACCATCTTCTACTGCCTCTCCAAAGAAATTACCTGCATTTGTTACTGCATATGTCCAACCTTGTTTTATTGAAGCACTTGGACTTGAATCTAAGTCAGGTACATTGGTTGCTGCGTTATATCCTCCTTGGAATATTAAAGCTCCTGAGCCTGCCAACGTAGAGTCTACATAACTTTTAGAAGCTGCCGAAGCTGCCGCAGTTGGAGTCACAGGAATTGTTACTTGCCCTGTAAAAGAACCTGCGCCTAAAACATTTAAGTCATTGTTTACTTGAGCATCTTGTGTAACAGTTAAGCTGTCTGCTATAGTAACACTATCTGGTAATCCAATAAATATTGTTCCTCCTGTTCCTGCAGTTTCCGTAACCTGTATTTCATTGCTTGTACCACTAACAGTAATGCTTGAATCAGTTCCTGAACTAGCATCTAATTCTATTTTAGAAGTATTTGCGCCACCTGATCCAACTAATACTTCATAAGTTGTATTTGTATTTGGATTTGAAGGTAACGTAAAGGTTGTTACTTCATGGCCTGTAACGTGTCCTGTTGCGTTAGTAGTTACGTCTGTATACGCATCAAAAGTTCCTCCAAATGATAAAGTGGCAGTATCTGTAGTCTCTGTGTCAGCTTGAGTGGCGTGACCAATATTTACACTACCTGATGTTCCTCCTCCTGTAATTGGAGATGAAACGGTAACTGCTGTAATATCTCCTTGAGGAATAGATGGGAATGTTACTAAATTACCTAAACCATTAATATATTGAGCAGATGTTCCATTCATTGTTATATCAACAGATGGGTTAATTGAAGCAGTTCCTCCGATTGCAGCTGTAAATGCACTACCTGCGTGTGTAGCTCCAACAGATGTTACTGTTCCATCAAATTGATCATTTGAAGTAATAGTAATAGTAGAACCTGAACGAGTAACAGAGGTTGTTCCTCCTCCTGTAAACAAAATACTATCTGTACTAGATGGGTTTGATGCTACAAGATTAACTGTTGCAGTTCCATTACCTGTACCTGTTGCTGTTAAGTCATATGTTGTGTTTGTGTCTGTTGCTGTTGAAAGAGCTACCCAAACTCCTCCTTCTCCATATTTTACAACATTGTCGGTGGTGTTGTAATATAACTGACCATCTACAGGAGTTCCTGCAGCCGCATCATTTATTTCATTTTGAAGTTGAGGGTTGAAGATTTCATTCTTGTTGAAATCAACGCTGTTTAAAAAATTAATTGCCATGTTTTTTAGTTTAAAAATGCTTTTCCTGTAAATCCTGCGGAAAATGTTAATGTTACGTTATTGCTATCTATATATTCAACTTCGCCATGTATGACAAAATCGTTTGTATTTACAACTGAAACAGACGGAAATTTTCCTAAATTATGTTGTATGTTCCAGGTTGTTGATGACACTCCTTGTGTAAAAACAAAAGTAGAATCAGTATTATCTTGCCAAGACGTTGTTAATGTTCCACCGTCTTGCTGTGTTAATGTTAGTATTTTAGTAGTTGTACCTGCTACAGCTGCTGATACTACAGTATCGTTGTAAGCTGTATTCCATTCAGTAGAATTTCCTCCTGAAGCATATACATCACCACTAGTTTCAATATCAGACGTAAACTTTACACGTCCTGTTATGTTTTCAATATATGCATCTGTTCCATCATGAAAAATACTAAGCTCGTTTCCTGACCCCCACAATGACTTTACATTATTGCCATGATAAGTAGGGCCATTCATTATTCCACCTGCAACAGGTAAATAAGGGCCTCCTGTAACATAGATGCTATTATCTAACGATCCATCGGCTTTTAAAAACTGAGATGCATTACCACCTATAATTACAAACTCATTTGAAATGTACTTTTTAATTACAGCCATTTATTACCAGTTCTTTTGTACTATATTTACCCATGTATATGAAGTAGGGCCATCTTGCATAACCATATCTACATAACTATTATTACCACTTACTCTATATCTCATTGTACCGACATTCGAAGCGCTTGGGACTACACTAGTGTCTCCCATTTTAATACCGCCATCTACATCTAGTTTAGCTTGAGGATTTGCAACCCCCACACCCATAACTGAATTTGAATCTGTCGAAATAACTGAATTAGCATCTTGAATTAAAATATGAGTGGCACTTACAGTATTACCTCCTGCCGATAAAAACAATGCATCATTAGTAGTATAAACATCGTCTTGATTACCACTTCCACTTAATACTATATTTCCTTCTACTTGTAGTTTTTCAACTGCTGCTCCACCTGAACCTATTCTTACTGCTCCGCCTTTTACAATAACTGTTCGAGAAGAAGTATCGTCATAAAGACCTAGTGCCGCTCCATTACCATCTACATCTCCAATATTGATTATACCGTTAGCTGGTACTGCTTCAGCAAATGCAACACCAAATGAAGCATACCTTCCTGAACCATAGAAAGTATCAAAAGAGTATGATGGAGTAACTGTTCCAAGACCAATTCCTTGACCTCCTTCAAACATTATGCTATCTCCAACAGCCGTATTACTATTCCATTTTGTTATGTAATCTTGAGTTCCAGTACCTGTGACTGTTCCTCCACCTCCACCTCCTGTGGCTACTTCAATTACATTACCGTTTGCATCAACACCTAAGTTATATGTGGCAGTTCCTGTTATTGTTCCTGTTCCATATTGTTCTAATTGTAATTCACCATTTTTATATATAATAAAAGCATTACTTCTATTATTAATGTCTTGTCCGTTACCAACAGTAAGTATAGCGTCAGTAGCAACCCAAGTATCTACACTTGGACTATTTGGTGGATTATTGTATGAACCTAATATTGTTTCTCTATAAGAACCTCCCTCTAATCCATTTCCAATTACTATTTGAGAATCTCCCTTAGCTAATAAGTTGTTTCCTATAGCAACAGTTCTTTTTAAATCAACTACTATATCAGAACCAATTGCTACAGTATTATTATTATCTGCTTTTGCGTTGTCACCCATTGCAATAGCTGAATCTCCATTTGTATTAGATAAATAACCTGATGCAAAAGCATAATTTCCTAATGCAGAAGTTCTATATCCCATTGCTGTTCCTGCAGATCCTGTTGCAGTTGATTCAAATCCTGAAGCAAATGAATCACCTCCTGAAGCAACTGTCGAATTGTTTAATGCTACCGAAGCACTACCTGAAGCTGTAGTTTCTAAACCTAAAGCTACAGCAGCTCCTGAAGATGCTGTGTTTGATTTACCAATTGCAGTACCATTTAATCCTGATACTACATTTTCTTGTCCTAATCCAACACCGTAATTGGCTGTAATAATATTATTATAACCTAATGCCATTGAAAAAGCTCCTACAGCATCATTATCTTCACCTATTGCAGCTGCACTTTGTGCTTCAACATTATTATCATATCCTAAAGCAACTCCATTTGTTGCAGTTTGTTTCACTACATTATCACGACCTATTGCTGTACCGCTATTACCATCATTGTTATTACCTTTACCTGCAGAAAAAGAAAATTCTCCAATTGCAGTATTTCCACCACCTAATGTAACTGAGTTATTTGCAGTTACAGCTATAGAATTTGATTCACCTATAGCTACTGATTTAGCTCCTAATGCATTATTATTTTCACCTATTGCAACTCCTCCTCCATTACCTACTGAACCTGCAACATTAGTTGCACCTATTACTATAGAGAAATCTGATGCTGCATCACTGTCTTTACCTAGAGCTATAGAACCATTACCTTTTGCTCTAACATCTGTACCTATAGCTGTTGAAGATTGTGCATCAGCAAGTGCATTTTCTCCAAATGCTAAAGAAGCTATACCTGAAGCTATAGAATCTTTACCTGCTGCAAAAGAATGTTGTCCTAATGATTCAGATGAATCACCTAAAGCAATAGAGTAATCTCCGTCTGCTCTTGTTGTTTTACCAAATGCAAATGACGTAGTACCTATTGAATTACTTTGTTCCCCAAATGCAACAGAGTAATCTCCGTCTGCAATAGAACTATCTCCCATTGAAAAAGAAGCTTTTCCTTTTGCTTGTGTTTCAAAACCTGCAGCTAATGCAAAATCATTACTTGCTGTACTTTCTTTTCCAAAAGCTTGTGAAGCTCCTCCTTGAGCTGATGTTGCATAACCTGCACTAAAAGATTGTGGGCCTGTTGCGTCCGAACCATCTCCAAAAGAATTAGCACTATCTCCATCTGAAGAAAATGCTTTATTAAAGATTAGAGATGAATTTCCTGCTCCAAGTTTTATTGGCGCATCACCAAGCTCTCTTGGCGCTGTCCATATTGCTATATTTCCTGTTGTACCTTGTCCTGTTAATACAGAAGAGTTATCAATTTTATCCCAAAACACATTTCCTGCAATATCTTCAGAGATAATTGCCCAATCACCTGGCTCCCAATCTGTAATTGTTCCACCTGCTGCATCTGTTAAAGGAGTTGTTCCTGCAACTGACACTACCCAATACTTACCTGTATTATCAGCAGTTAATGGATAAGCCTGTAAATCAGGTACATTTGTTGAAGCATCCCAAGCTGATTGATATTCCAATCCTGAACCTTGGAAGTTTTGCCAAGTTACTTTTCCGCTTCCATCTGAAACTAAAACTTGTTCTTGATTACCTTGAGTGTTTGTAGAATCGTAAACATCTCCAATTAATCTTATTTCTTGATTCATTGTAACTGAATCATCAAATACTGAATCTCCTGCTACATAAAAATCATTTAATATGTTTGCGTTATTGTTTACTGTAAGATTAGCTCCAACTAAAACATTTTGAGCAACCTCTAATGACCCAACGCCTGAGCCATTATTAATATATACGGTTGAACCAAGAACTTCTCCAGGTTTACCACCTAGAGAAGCTGTATCTTGATATAATAATGAATCAACTAATAAAAATGATTCTTGTCCTGCCGTTGCAGCTGTAAAGACAGGTAGTCTGTATGATACTCCACTAAATGCCGCATCAATAACGAAATCAGCAATACCTTGTATTGTAAATGTTTTGGTTTGTTTATTAATTGGATTTGAGTTTGCTGCTGTTCCAATTAAATAATCCGCACCTTCAATCGGTGATTGATTTGGATACGATGTAGTATTGCTAATTTTTGCCATGTTATTCTTTTTCTTTTTCTTTTAGTTCTCCAGTTTGTAAATTAATAACTGTGTTTTCGCCATACTTATCAACTAATTGTTTTTCGATAGTTGCGAATTCCGCTCTAACACTTTGGACTTGCTCAATTACTAAGTGTTTTTGTAATTCTAAATCACCTAACTGAGTTTTAAAGTTTACAAAATCTGAATTCAAAGTTTGTAATTTTTCCAATTCTTGTTTTTCTAAATTTTTCATTTTATTTAATTAAGGTTTATAATGCAAAGGTAAAGAATTATTCTTTATTTTTTTTTGATGCTTTCTCCCAACTTCTACCAACAAAATAAGCGCCATAAACAGTCACCAGTAGGGTTTGAAATATAGGGATGTAAGCTTCAGCTATTTTAAACTGACCAATGTTACCGTCAGTAAAACATAAAGCAGTAAATATAATAGTAAGATATATTAAAACAAATGGACGTATATTTTTAGATAAAAAGCTATCGCTTTGCATATCGTACTTCCAACGCTCACTAACTTGCTCTTGAGCTTCTTTATCTGCTTGTTCAAGTATTTTTTGAATTTTTTCCTTTGCGGCCAATCTTTCTTCGTCTGTTGTAACCAAGTCATCAATAACTTTTCCGACTTCTTTTACAATTCCTCCTGTTAGCCATTGTATAATTTTTTTCATAAGTGACAGTATTCGTTATAAGCATCAAAACACGGACAACTTTTTCTTGCGAATTCGTTATGTCCATGTATTGTTGCCTCTGGAAACATATTTTTAAGTAATTTTAATAAAGATAAAAGACTATCTTTTTGTTGATTTGTTCTGTTGTCATCGGCTTCCCACTTTCCGTCTTCTCCTCTTTCTTCTTTAACTCCTCCTGCGTAACAAATTCCTATTGAATTTTTATTCAAACCTTTTGTATGGGCGCCTGATTTTTCTAAAGGCCTACCTAATTGTATTTGACCTTCTCTTTTAATAAAAAAATGGTAGCCAATTCCTGACCACCCTCTTTTTTTGTGCCATCTGTCTACTTCTTCCGCATCTATATCGTGAGAAGGTCTGGTAGCAGAGCAATGAACTATAATTTTATTTATTTTTCTTTTCATTGTAATTAATCCATATTCTTTGAGCCGTATATATTATAGACGCTGATAATAGAATTAATTTTAAGACCATTTCGATATGGGTAAATGAAATAGCAAGGCTAAGTGAATTGAATGCATATATTTTAAAGTCTTGCACAGTCATTATTCTTTTATAAGTGTATATTCTATCTCAAGGTCTAATAGCCAACTGTTATTTTGTGTATACTCTACCATAGCGCTATAATTTCTCCTGCTGTAGTCCCTGTGTCATAAACTTGCAAAACATTAACAGGAAAAAATTGACCTGCATAACATCCTACAAAAATAACATCATCACCTCCAACTGTTTTAACCCTAACGTTTCCTGGTAATCCAATATAAAGGGCGCAGCCATTGTTTGTACCCCCTGTTACGCTAGGAATTTGATCAGTATCGCTAGGCGTTACTAAATCTGCTCTTCTTGCTTGTAATTTTTGATAAGCCATATCTTATTTATTATAAGGGAACATTCTATTTAAACTATCACGTCTTTGACTGCATCCGCAAGGCTTCCCTGTTGCCTTACTAACCGTATCTACAACTTTCTTTATTCCTGTTGCTTTTGTAAATTTTTCAACGCTATCTCCTAATCCCTTTGATTTCATCTTAATTATTTTTTACAAGTACAAAGTTTATATGGACACTTGTCAATGTTTTTAAAACTAATTGCCATCATCCAAGAATTCCACTTGCATTGAAACTTACACCATAAGCCTTGAATCCAAAGTCCTAATTTAACTAAAGCTTTTCCCATTATTTTTTGATTAATCCTCCTAAATGTTTTTTTACATAATGAACGCAATCTTTATGAGCATGTCTGTAAGACATTCCTTTATCAGCTCCATAAGAGTGTCCATAGTCTTTTTTAGACATTGCTTTAGACTCATCTCTTCGGTCTTTTAAAGATTGTTTCTTTTTTCCGTTTCTAGCTCCGATTGATTCATCTAATCGAGCGTTATACCCTTGTGCCATAATTTATTTTTTTGTATTCTACAAATATACTAATATTTTCCTCTTCTATTTGAAGGACTTGACTTTGTTGAACCGCCTTTTCCTGCCCATAAATTTTTACATGCCCAATAACGTGCGGTTAGTTTTGATTTAGCTGTTCCACATTTGTGACGTGCCTTGAAGCTCTTTCTTGCAGCTGCTGAATAATTATGTCCATATCCTTTTGCTCCAAAGTGAATAAGTTTTTCTTTTCCTCCCTCACAGGCTTTAACCATTTTCTTTTTACCTGCTCTGTCAGAGCGAGTAGGCTTGTTGCAAGACATTTTACTTTTATCGGCCATATCATTTAGTGTATTTTTTAGTTACTTTAGCGGCTTTAGTATTTGCTACAACGGTTTTTCCTTTTCTACCTGCTGCTTTTTTCTTTCGTGCAGTTTTTGCTCGTGCTGCTTTACTCATACTTTTTGCTTTTGCTAAGGGTAAACATCTATCTGGATTTTTTTTGTTTTTACTAGTGCCGCACTCTCCTTTAATAGAACCATCAGTTCCAATGCGTACCCACTTTTCTGCTCTCCATTTAGCTAATTCACCCATTATTTACCATATTTAGGGTCTTTACAATACTTGCTTGCTGCCATATTTGCATATGCAGAAGGGTATGTATCAAATTTTTTTTTCGCCCATGCAATTCCTGCAGCGCAAATTTTATTTCCTTTTTTCTTTGTTTTTAGTTTTGCCATAATTAAAATGTTGTTGTTTCGAAAACTAAAGTTACTTCTATTTCTGAATTTGAAGTAGGGATTGTTGTCCCTGCTGTCTGTACTCCTGATACATTAAGAATAGTTCCTGCTGTATAACTAACATTTGTTACTGTGCTTTTAAATGGATAAGTTCCATTATCAGCGTCTGTTAAATCAAGTGTGTTTACAGTTTGAGGCGCTGTATAATTAGCGGCATCTGTAGTTGCTCCACTTGTATTTGACATTGTTCTTATTTGAATATCATAAACTCCACCAACTGGAATACCTGTTACGGAATCATCTGATATCCATTTATAACTTACACCGATTAACTTTGCATCTATAGGAATAACTAATACTGAAGAATGGTCTGCTGCAGGAACTGAACTAATTCCAAACTCTAGTGTGTCTCCAAAAATACCAGGGTCACCACCAAAAACATTTTGGAATGTTCCTGTAACCATATACACAGAACCTCTTTTTGTATCAATTTGAACTGCGTTAGGTGTTCCAGGTGATAAGTCTGTTAAAACAATATTGTCTCCTGCAATAAGTGTTACTTTATTTGCACCACCATCATTATCTATTAATGAAAGTGCATAATCAGATGTGGCACTTACGCCTCCTATTAAATCGTATCGTAATCCTACTTTTTCAGATGCTATCTGAACATTTTCTGTTCCTGTGTATCCTACCAAGTAGTCTACATCTGCTTGATCTGTTTTTAATTCAAATTGTGAAAATTTCTTATTTGCCATTTTTAATTATTTTAAGGAGTTACGCATAGTTCTGGAATCATTCTGCTATCTCCAATTACTGTTTCTTGCTCACAAAAATCATCTAACTCTGTTATAATAAAACAGATTTCAGGAATGTTTTCGTTTCTTTTATCTTGAAAAGGTATTCCGTTTCCTATAGCTGCCCCCAATCCCATTATTTATTGTATTTTGGTTTCATTGCTCCTTTAGCTTGTCTAACCATTTTATCAGCAATAGTTTCAATTGCTCTATTCTTCATCGGTGTAGATTCATTTGCTTTGCTCGCTGATTGTGTTTTTTGAAAGCGTGCTAGTTGTTTGTTGGCTTCTTCACATTGCTTTCTTTTCTTTGGATCCTTTACTGATTCACATCCCATAATATTATTATTTTTTAGTGTTACCTTTATTTTTTCTACCTTTTCCTTTTTTGCCTCTAGCTCTTTTGTCTCCAGGTGTATTAGTTTTACTACCTCTGTTCTTTTTTGCAGACTCCAAGACGTATTTTCCACCTTTTCTACGAGAAACATCAAGGCCATCATAATTACCATATGTACCAAATCTTCTATTTTCACGATTATCTGCTACCCTTTGTCGAATCGATGACTTCTTTTTATTATACTTTTTTTGATAATCTCTGTGCTTTTTCCTAGCTTCAGGGTTATCTCTATAATATTTTGCTGTTCTTCCGAGGGCCATAATAAAAAAGTTATCTTTGCAAAGATACAAATTTAATTAAATGAAAATTCGAAGAAAGATTCGCAGAGTATACGAACGATACCAACCAAAAAATGATTATTTAAAATATTGGAAAGTCGTTAAGCAATGGGCTAAAATTAAGTACGATGTAGGCACGGCTGATATTGAAATGATGTTGTTCCTATATAGCGAAGGATTGTTTACTCAAAAACAATTTGAAGAATATAATGAAATAATGTCTTGGGATAAAAACCGATTTCATAATTTATTAAAAGATAAATGGATTATAGTATGGCGTAAAAGAAAAGGCCGTGAGGGTACGTTGTACGAACTAGGCTTTAGAGGTAAGCGCTTATGCGCTTCGATTTATAAAAAATTAAACATGGAGGAAACTGTCTCAGAAGATAGAAGACGAAATCCCATATTCGATCCAAACGCAACTTACTCTCACAAAGTATATCGTAAGATAATTAAGAAAATGAATCAAGAGATAAAAAAAAATATGTAAAGATTTTTTAATTTTCTTTACACATTAATTAGTTTATGTATAGAATATTAAAGAACTACTACAATATCTCTTTCTGAAATAATTGTAACTACATCTTCTTCTAGCATCATTCTATGTCCTGAATTTTTATCGTAATAAATTATATCTCCTTCTTTCACAACGCTAACTTCAGTCCCTGGAATTTTTATCAAACCTTTTTTGTATCTTAGTAGATTGCTATCGTCTGACGTTAGTAAAATACCTGACTCAGTTTTCTGCTGTTCTTTAATTTCTGTAATTACAATGTACTTACCTACTGCTTTCATTCTTCTTTTTTTTAAAATTTCTAGACCTTCTGCTAACCAATGATTCATTTTCTTTTCATTGTTACGATTGCATTGGTACTTAAGATTGTTGTTGCTACACTTACTGCATTCTTTAATGCATTTTTCGTAACCTTCGCAGGGTCAATTACACCCATTTTATACATATTGCCAAATTTTTTGTTCTTAACATCATATCCTTCTGTGTAAGGAACATTTGCACATTGACATATTTTATCTCTGATCTCTTTTATGTTATCGCCTGCGTTGGTTAGTATTTGTTCTAGTGGCGCACATAAAGCTCCATACAATATATCGGCTGCATCTCCATCGTCAAGTTGCTCACCGCATCTAAGTAGCGCTACACCTCCGCCTGGAAGTATGCCTTCTTCAATTGCTGACTTTACTGCACACACCGCATCTTCTACACGGTCATACTTTTCTTTCTGCTCAATATCTGAGTTAGCCCCAACATAAATTACACCTACAGCTCCAGATAGCAAGGCAATTCTTTCTGAAATAAAATCTCTATCCTTTTTATCTTTATTGTTTTCCTTCTGAACTTTAAGTTCTTCTATTCTAGCTTTAGCGTCCTTACTGCTTTGCTCATTATTCATAATTACAGTAGTATCTCTTCCTACTATAATTTTTTCAGCATGCCCTAAATCTTCCATTTTCAATATCCCTATGTTGTCGCCTTGCGACTCGCTGAAATATTTAGCACCTATAGCTAATGCTATATCAGACATTAGCTCGTTAGTCTTATATCCAAAAGATGGTGGTATAATATTACAAAGCTTTAAATTATTCTGCACAACATTTGCTGCCAAAGTATTTGTTACATTGTTAGAGCAGTTACCAATAATCAAAAGTTTTTTGTTTTGATTAATAATTGGTTTTAAAATATTTTCAATCTGCAGAATATTTGTAATCTCCATGTCTGTCATCAAAACATACACGTCATCTAAAATACATTCGTCATTTCTATGGTTATTAATAAACAACTTAGAACTGTACCCTCTATCAATCTTAATTCCTTTAGTTACCTCGTAGTATGTCTTTTCTGTTTTACTATTCTCTACTGTGAGTATTCCATCATTACCAAGCTCTTTGTAAGCATTGGCAATCATTCTACCTAACACAGGATCGTTGTTGGCAGATATAGTCGCTACATCACGCAATGTTTTACCTGTAACCTTTTTAGAAGACTTGCTTAAACTTTTAATTACATCATTAGCTAGACTATTAATGTCACGAACTAATTGTGTGGTATTAACCTCAGGATTTCTTTGAATCAATCGCATACCCTCCTTAACAATAGCTTCGGTAAGTACAATAGCTGTAGTTGTTCCGTCACCTGCTGAAGTTGCTGTCCTATCAGCAGCTTCTTTCATCATACGAATAGCTAGGTTCTCTACTGAGTCCTCAAGGTCAATAGATTTTGCAACTGTAACTCCGTCTTTCGTTACTGTAATTCCTGATGTATGGTTTTGTGATTCAATAAGTACTGTTTTACCGAGTGGCCCTAATGTACTTTTAACTGCTTTGGATATTTTAGTTATACCGCTTAATAACTTATCTCTTCCTTCCTGGTCGAAAGACAACTCTTTTGGATTCATATTTTAATTAATTAGATTTAATGCAAATATACAAAAAAAATAAGACATGTCGAATGTCGATTTCTTGTTTCTCTATATATATATATACTTTTATAGTACTATACTTTTTTATTTCCCTATATAATTAGAATAAAAACTAACATAATCGACATAAAATATAGATTTAAACTGAAAATCAGTAAGTTATACAAAAATAAACCGACACCAACTCGACATAGCTCGACATATTGCGACATAAAAAAAGGGGCTGATGTATATCAAACCCCCTTTTCTGAGAAACACAATCTAATTGTTGGGAAGAAAGTTACTTATAAATACTGAAGAAATCTTTTTTAGCTTCTGCTAATTCTATTCCTTCTGCAACCATGCTAATTTTTTTAGCACGATCCTTAGCTTTTTTAAAGCTAGCTAATTTTTTAATGCCCATTTCATAATACTGACCATGACCGTCTAGCTCATGTTTGTTTCTTGAGGACATATACTCTTTCATTATTGGTTTTTTACTAATCATATTATTGCCATTTAAAATTTAAACTAATTAAGCCTAAATAAATTTTTAATTCACCATGATCGTATTCATCATCTATACCAAAGTAACTCCAGCCAAATGCAATACCAACAGGTATCCTGTTTTCTACTTCTAATTCCCATGCTTCCATTTACCAAATATACAAAATATTTATTAGATATACATAGGCTCTGGGTAATAATATAATATACACTGATCACCGCTCGTGGGAAGTCGATCATTTTTTTATAGGGGGGGTACTTTAAAAGCTCGTTTTTTTTCTCTAATTTTTTTGGCTTTTTGCCACACACCCACACGCCCACACCACACCACCACCCACGCCCACGCACCCACGCACCCCAAACGCCCCCAATTTTTAGGCGTATTCTTTGCCCCTTTGCCCCTTTTTTTATTTTACACAAACTAAAGCAAAGGGTTAAACATGTCCCAAATTTTAAAAATACCTAA